GCAAACGTGAATCCTTTCAATCCGTTAGGTGCTGAACCAGAAGAAGTAGGATAAGTGACCTCAATCACGTCTCCATTGATTAATGATTCTCCAAGTACACCATCACCAAAGACTATCTCTGGTCTCTTACTCTCTGACTCCTCTAAAAAGAAGATCTTACTAATATTACTTACTGTTGTTATATCCTCTGCCTTCAAATATGCATCAGTGATAGTTCCACGTGTTACTTCTACACTCATAGCAGAAGTATCAGCAGCTAGGTTACCTAGAATGAACCTTTGTCTGTCTGACTCTGTTTTTACGAAAGTATCAGTGATGAATATGCCTTCAAATGTCTCTACACCTGTAAATGTTGCTTTACCATCTAGTGTGTTGACTGATACGATTAAATCTTTGGGTATGGAGAACACAAAGTTCGCTCCACCCTCTCCTGTGAACGAAGCAAAGACCCCTTTATTGATTTGTACTGATTCTGGGTATCCTCTACCATTAGACCCTGTGCCATATATCGTCTGTATGACCACTGTAAAGGTCGCACGGGCACTTCTAGCACTTCTTGGGGTATATCCTATGAGTTTAGCTAACTTTACTACGTTTTCTCTTAGAACTGCAGTGTCTAAGAAGTTTTCGTTGATTGCTAAGTTAGCATTGACCGCAGAGTAGTAACTATTATAAGCAAGTACGTCTAATAGTGTGGATAACGAGGATCCTTCAAAGTCGTAGTCGCTAAATTCGGACTGTCCCTTTAAATATGCCTTTAGTTGTGCCTTGATCTCGTTAAACTCTAACGAGTTGACTTTTGTTAGTGCCATTATCGCTTAAGTATAACTTCTAGATTGTCAATTACGTTTGGTAGTCCTGTAATAAGATAATATATCTCTACCGCCAAGTCATTTGCTCTTTCATCAAACTTTGCCTTGACTCTATAACACACAACACGTGGTTCGTAGAGGTTTATAATATTTTTTATCTGTGTTTCTATTAAGGATGACTGTCCCTCTGCATATAACTCAAAAAGAGCACCAGTAATGTTCCCACCGTAGTTTGGTAAGAATGGTTTCTCATAAAAGTTGTATCGAACGATGTTCTTTACCGCTTCTTTGATTGCTACTTCATTTTTAATTGTATTTACGTCATTGGTTACAGGATTCCTTCTAAAAGTTAGATCAAAATCCTTAAACGCTCGACTGGGCAGGGAAGCTGCCATAGTATACCTACGTATTCGACCTCAATGTTTATTTAGACACGTTTTCAAAGGGTTTTCGTTTCTTTCCTTGCCTATCACTACGAGGATCAGTAATCAAGTATCTACAATACTCATTTCCATGGTCGTAGAAGTGATCTGACATATCTACAGGCACATTTGCGTTTCTTTTTCCGTCTACAATTCTATTTGCCTTGGCCACGATACATTTTCCTTGCTTTGTTTCTTGACGTAGCAGAGTATTTGGAATGTTGTCCTTTACCCTGTCTTGTTTTCTTTGGTTTCGATTCAATACTGTTTCCAGTGTTCCATGTTACTGCCATAATTTTATCCTGCGAATACGTTTGGTGATCCTGCTGCGACTGATGTACATGTCGCGTCTCCTACTCTACCACATCCTTTACCGTTTACAAATACAGTACTACTCCCAGTAGCTATTGCTGCTGAGTGTGGAGGACATGGGTCACCTGGTAGTAGGTGTGTTGTATTGTTGTCTCCCTGTCGAGAAACACCAATTCCATTAACAAAGACGTTAGAAGAACACCCACTTCTGGTCATTCCAGTACAGTGAGTTACATCTGCGTCTCCTTTTCGGGTAACTGCGGGCATTTTACTTCTGTTCTCTTGCTTGTAACATATGTAGGTAGTCTGTAAACCTACTCATTTTGATATGATCGTTCACATCATGTGGTTCTTCGGGATTTTTGGGGCAAAATTTGATTACATGGTCAAATTTTTCGGGAATATCAGAGATTCTCGTATATTCTATCAACTCTGTGCCCTGACGAATAGTAAATTCGCCTTCGAGGGCTAGAAATTCTGCTTCCATAGTTGTTTTTTCAATTATTTATCCTATCGTTGCGAAGCAACGACGCGATTTTGGGGTTTTCAATACGAAGTATCAGTAATCGCCAGATTATCGTCTTCGTCTAGCGTAATTTCTACGTAATTTAACTCCGTATTGTAGGTATACAGAAGTTTTTCCCAGATTTTATGGAAATCCTCTTCATCTACACCCCTCATGATGCATCTATCCTCCCAATAGAGGTGATAAATCTTAGAGTTTTTCAATAGAGTTGATTCTTTTGTCATGTTCGAGTACTATGTCTACTAATTTTTCATAATTTTCCTTATTTGGTCGCTTCATTAGAAGCTCCATGCTATTAAGGCGGGTCTCTAATGCCTCAATTTGTGATTTGAGAGCGTAGAAACAGTCAGATATCTCTTGCTGAGTCATTCTTCTATATCAAAACTCCATTTGATATGCTTAATGTAGTCAAAAGTACATGATAAGTCTGCTTCACAGTCAAGATCATACTTACGATCACATAAAAATCGCCTCAATTCGTAAACTGAAGGAAATTTACCTTGCTTAATGTGATTCTGGTCGTAAAGAATGTACTTCATACCCTCTAGCTATGTTAATCTTATCTAATTATAACACATATTATGAGCAAGTCAACACAAATTCACAAATTCTTTAGGATTGTTTAAGGATTTGTCCATGTGAGCATCGTTCCAATGCCTAATATTACCCGCAATAATGAAACAGTTGGTCACTATGAGTTGAATAAAGATAAAAGTACGTATGATCGCTATAAAATCTGCCTCTCGATCAGACTTTCCAGACTTCTCTCCGAGTGCTTTTGCCCAAATTCTCCACATTAACAGTTCTTATTCAAGTCCTCTGCCATGTTTCCACCTATTTCTGCTCCTTGTTCTCCACCAAACATCGCTACCCATCCTGCTGCTACCCAACCAACGAAGGGAATGGTGCTAAGAGTAGGTGCTGCGGCTGCTCCAACGCTAGTTCCGACAAGTCTCCCAGTACCTTCAGCACTACCTACTGCCTTAATACATGCTAAATCCTTGTCTGAGAGTTCGGGATTGCTGTCAGTAAACTCTTGGTAAGGTGCTAACCAACTTCTTTTGTTACTTACTGCTCCACCTTGGTTGGTTTTACCATCCATAAAGTACTCTTCAACAACCTTAGTCTCGTTAGTTGCGAGTCCTAAGAACCCTCCCTTCTCTTTAATGTCCTTAGTGATGTATGCTGTCTTCGGATCGTTTGCCTTATAGGATATCTTATAACCATCTTTCGTAACATCTGCTCGGAAAGAACCGTAATCACCCTCTGGGATGGTAACTACTGGTAAACCTTTCTCTTCTTTATTAGTTGCTATCATTCCGATCATAGCAATATGAGAGACTCCTACGAGTACTCCCAATGATAAACCTATCCATTTAATCATTTTCTTCTTTAGTATAAGGAGTAAAGACTATCAACTCGTCTCCGTCCTCAACGTCCTTCATCTCTGGGTGTATATTATAAGATGTTTTAGGTTTTGTGTCAAGTGTCATGAGTACAGATGACATGCTTCGCCACATAAACGCAAAAGATGCTCCTAGCACTGCTGCGAAGCATATGAAATATACGAATATGGTTATGTCATTCATCTGAAGAGTCCTTCCCTGTATAGTATCTATAATACTCTATCTCTAAGAGTCTACACAACTCTTCAAACTCTTCATCCGTCAGTAAGTCCAAGTTCATCTCTCTTCTTGTAATCGAATTCTTTCTTCTCGTAATCAAAGTAAGGATGGGGTTGAGCAGACACGACAGGATCCTTAGTCTTGTTTTTGATTACGATAAATTTATCCTTAGCAAAGGTTCCTGCTATATTTACCTCGATGTCATCTCCATCCTTCCAGTTTATCTCACCCTTTAGGTTAGTGTGAAGCATTGCCTCCTGTATCTTGTCAATCAGTTCTTGTGTTAGCTTCACTTCTTAAATGCTCCCAGTTTAGTTAATACGTATAGTCCCAGTACAACCCAGAATATAAGTTCAAGTGCGTAGTTAGTCGTCATGTTCATCCCACTGGTCTGTAAGACCCTTATTGTTAAAGAATGCTCTGTATACTCCGAATCCTGAGAGGGCGACCAATATGACAAGTATGCTTATCCCAAAGGTCTGGTTAGGGTCAGCATTATAGTGAGGTATCAGTGCGTTACACTTCGTCCAAGTACCTGGTAGTGTATACACAGGGGGGCATGAGAGGAAAATCATATGAAAAAAATTTTTAAATATTTTTGAAACGCACGTACCCACTTTTGTAGGTTAGAGCGTTGGGACTCTTTTTATATACGGGGGGGCGGGGGCGACCCCCGACCACTGTCCCTGTGCGATCACCCGTGAAAGAGTGGTCGCATGTAGTCTTTGAACTGCTCACGCATGTGATCTGCTAGAACTCTTAATTGCTCTTCGCTTGAGTTGTTGCCACTAGCAACCAACTCATCATAACATGCTTGAGAGATGCCCTTATTAGTTAGGTCATACTTATGTAGTTCAACATGATTAAAGAACATGCTTAGAATCCTCCGTTAAGTGAATCGTTTAGTTTCTCTATGTAATCAGCATATGTGTCATGCTTATTACCTAGACGTGTGATCCAATTATTATACCAATAACAATTAGATCCGTCCTCTAGTATAGGATCAGCGGTTAACTCACCACCTACCTTACGTGTGAGAGTGGGGGTTGCTACCTCACTCTGTGTATATCCTTTATCTGCTAACTGTGGATAAAACTCTTTGAAATCTGAATTGTTCATAATGTGTAATTAACTGTGTATAACCCTATTATAGTACGTACTGTATATAAGCGGGGGGTATATATGCGAATGTTAACAATTCGTTACACCATAATCCCACGGTGCGGGTTCGCATATCTTGTCTATCAATGTGTCGAATGCGTCCTGTGTGCTATCGTCGATCCACCCATTGTCAATGAAAAATCTCGCCATCTGGACAATGACCTCTTCCTCTGGTTCGGTCATAGTAAGGGTGCGTTCCCATACGGGCGGGGTTGTATTAGGCATTAATGATACCCTCCTTTACACTCGAATACATCTTCGTTCCAGTGTTCCCCATCTTCGAGAATGCCAAGGTTGATTGCTATGTTGTCATAGCATTCCATAGCAGATCTGGACATGCGTCCCGCTGTGTAGTCCCAACCTAAATCAGCGAAGTCGTCATAGAGTTTTTTAACGTTAACAGGTTTCATTAGTTAACCTCCATCCATTTGATGTCTGCCTTGGTGCCTACCTTGAAAATACAGACGCGATCCATTGTATCGGTTGCCATGTCTAATGCTGTGTCTTCAGCGGATGCGAAGTCGTTTTTAAATTCAGCACCTATCAAAACTTGGTTTCCCCAGTGTGAAGGTTGGATTGCCCATGTTGTCATGTTGGATTGCTCCTGTGTTTGTATAATACTATTGTAGTCTATTTTCTGAGAAAAAAGATGATTGATTGTGAACATTATCAAAATTATAAAGGTCCTAATCTAACTCTTGCACAAATTTGGAAAAAAGGATGTGAAAGACAAGATATCACAGAAAATATTAAACAATTTTATGGTGAAAATAATTGGAATGGAAAACTTTATACATA